ATAAAAATGATATAAATAAAATATACGGCTTGTTAAAATCAGGTAATATAGCATTCAAAGAGGACTACGATATATTAGAAGTTAAATACCATCAATTACGCAGTGAGTTAGATAGCATTTATAAAGTGCTTGAAATGGACGCTCTAGATATACAAGACTTGTATGAAAAACTAGAGAACCATCCAAAAAAAGGAGAAAACAATGCAAAATAATAAACCAATAGAAATAAATAAAGATTGTAAGTTTATGCACGATTTAACAAACAATGCACAATTAGCACGTTATAATTTAATTATTGTTAAAGGTCAGTTAACTTTATATAGTCAAGGCATTAAACCAAGTAGACATTTTAAATTAAAAGATATTAAAAACTATTTTGGTATCAGTGGCAATTTAAAAACCATAACCAATAAAATAGATGTTATAAATGGTGTAGTTGAGGAGGTTGTAAAAGGTGTTAAAGATAATATTAACTTAAGTAATAAAGGGGGTTGTGATGATGAGTAGAAAGCATTATATCAAGGTAGCAAAGATAATAAAAGATAATACACTCGTTAATAGTGGCAAGATGTTACCCGCATTAAATAAAACGCTGTTAATAAGTGAACTATGTACAATGTTTAAAGAAGATAATAATAATTTTGATATTGTACGCTTTATAGATGCGTGTGATATAGTAGATGACTAGATAGTTGTAGGTGGTCAAGAGTTGTAAAACAATTAAGCCTCTATTATTAGGGGCTTTTTTGTTTCCCTTTTACATCAAATAAAATAAATTGGATTACGAATTATAATTGAATCGAAAACCAATTTTCAACCTAATTATCAACCCCACAGGGTACTTTGGGGGGGTGGTCGGTATAAAAACAATACCCACACACATTCTAAGGCTATTTTTCAAAATTACCCCTTAATTTAAATCTTTTCTTTTTATTATTAATTTTTCTTTTACACGATAATGTACACTATATAGTACTATAATATAGTATATAATAGTGTATATAATAGTGTGAGGCTTCATTATTTTTATTTTTGTAAAATTTTTTGTATATTTTCATATGGATTTAAAAACAATAAAAAACACAAATCACTATTTATACGATAATTTAGAGGAATTTAAGGCTTTTGGTCATAATGAGGATGTGATTGATAGTTGGCGTAATGGAAAAGAGGGTGACTGGGTGTATACTGATGATGGATATATTTGTCAAATTTTAAAAAGAAGTAAAGTTAGTCATCCTGGATACAAAACGGCACGCACAATGGTTCGCACAGTTTGCGGTTCTTTCATTTGTGAACAGAAAAGTCATGAAATATTAGGGGAAAATGGGATTGCAGAGAACATTTATACGTTTTCTGGCAATTATGATGCTACTTATTCACGTTCAAAGGACAGAAGCTTGAACAACCGAGAGTTTTTGTTTGCTAGTTACGTTGCATCGGGTCAAGATGCGGTGGAAGCTTATAGAAAAGCTTACCCAATGGCTAAAGATAAGAACTATATTAAGAATAAGTCTAAATTTTTACTACAAAAAGAGGAAATACGTACCATGGTTAAGGAAGAGATACAAAAAATACTTGAAGAAGAGGGTGTTACAGCTGAATGGATTATAGGAAAGTACAGAGATATTGCAGATTTGTCTGATAGGGACACAGATAAGTTGCGTTCTCTTGAATCTTTATCAAAAATATCAGGATTATTCGATACAGAGAAGAAACAAGAGCAATTAACAGTATTTCAAGGATTCACACCCAAACAATTGGAGGCATTACAAAATGGAAAAGAAACAAATATCCTCGCTCACGCAGAAAAAGAAGAAAAAAGCGAAGAAAAAGGATAATTGTCCTGTATGTGACGAAAATCTTTACTATGATAATTATATAACGCAAAGAGTTGGGTTACTTGCAGATGATAATTATACAATTGAAGGATGGATGTGTCCTCATTGTACTTCACAGTTTGATTTAAATAATAATTTAGTGTATATTAACCCCACTAATATTAGCATAGGAAGAGCATGAAGAAGAAAAAAATTAGAACCTCGGATGCAATATCCATGAGTATAGCGCAAATCCCCTCTATATCCTCACATAGTAGTCTCCCTTATGTGTCCGAGGTTGTTTATCTAGGGAAAATTTATAAATGATTGATATATACACTCAGGATGTTAAAAATTATAACCCTTTATTGGATAGTTTAATTGAAAATACTATGTCTGGAGGCGAAAGACCTGAATTTTTGAATTTAGTTAGACAAATAGAGTCTGGAGGAAAATATAGACCATTATTAGGAAGAACAGACCTTCCTTATGGGAATCCTAAAGCTAGAGCAAAAACCACAACTGCTGCAGGAGTTTATCAATTTACGGAAGCTTCTGTAGAAACTGCAAAGAACAGGGCTAAGAATTTAGGGTTTGATAAAGGTTTTATTAATTTAATATCAAATGACCCTAGACAATGGACAAATAAAGAGGCTGATGTAATGGTTCTTGCAAATTTCTTTGCTCAATCAAAAATAAAAAAAGGATTTGTTGATGAACTTTTAGCAAAAGTTTTTCAAGGAGATAGAAAGGCTATGCAAGATGCTTATTATATGCTACATCATACAGACCCAGATGAAGCAACTAAAAGTCGTGTTAAAGATATAATGCCTTTAAATTAATTAAAACAAGGGGATAAAATGGGGAATAGTTTAGATGATGTGTTTCAAGGAATATATAAATCCATTGTTGAAGCACAAAATACAATAGAACAACATTATGTAGGTGAAATCAAAGAAGATTACTTCGATAAGAAGGGAAAGCCTTATATGGTGCCTGTTCAGTTACCAGCAGGACAAAATGGAGAAATGAAGACAATTAACATACCTGTGATTACTTTAGTACCTCATAATGGTATGTCGATTAAAGAAGTTGAAATTGAGATGCAAGTTGCATTATCTCCAGGGGAATCAGATGAAATAAACAAAAGTAAGGCAATTAAGAAGAAACCTAGTCGTATTCGTAGTTTCCTTACTGATTTAAGCAATAGAAATAAAGGTCATGAAATGGCTAAGATTAAGGTGAAGTTTAATGGACAGGACCCGCCAGAGGGGTTAGCTCGAATTAAAGACTCACTTGTTAAGATAATACCTAACTAAAATGGAGAATAGTAATAATGGCAACACAAGACACTACAGTTAAAGCTTTTGTAGGACTACCTATACAAGATTTAATCTGTGCACCAATTATTGGCGCAGCTAAAGGACAAAGAGCTTTAGCACAAGAAACACTCGATTTCGTTAATGATTTAGCTTTTTTACCAAAACCTAACAAAGATGGTTCAAAAAACGCTAACATTATCAATGTAAGTCTAGATAGATTAACTAATTCATCAACAACTGGTGAAGTAGCACATGTTAATCAGAAAATTCAAATGCCTATGATATCACTTGTAAATATACCAAATTTTGCAATGGATACTATGGAAATTGATTTTGTGATGAATGTAGGTCAATCATCAACAGATACAGACCATAGTGAGTCATCAACAGATACAGATAGCGGAGTTGAAGCTGGCGCTAGTGCATCATGGGGATGGGGCAGCGCACATATCAATGTACATCATAATGTAACAGGACATGTCGGTTCATCTAAGACAAATGTTAGAAATACTGATTTTAGTGCTAAATATGAAGTACATGCTACTGCCAAGCAATTACCGCCTGCAGAAGGAATGGCTAAATTTCAGCAAATAATGGCATCTGTTATTGAGCCAATCAGTACTTCGTCAGCAGCAGGAGAAGCATCCCTGTAAATGGCTAATTTAAATCTAAATGGAGACGTTTCACAGAATGAGAAGATTCTTGAGATGGCTTACAAGGATTTAATAGTATTTGGCAAATTATTCTCTCCTCAAGACTTTTTAGCTTCAGCTACCCCAGATTTCCATGTAAACGTGGGGAAATTGCTCTTAGATAGAGATATACAACAATTGGCTCTTGTTTTGCCTCGTGACCACGCAAAGTCAACCTTAGCAGCATGTGCTGTCTTACATCGGTTTTTATTTGCGACAAAAGATAGCCCAGAATTTATCGCTTGGGTTGGCGAGGCACAAGACCAAGCTATTGATAACCTTAATTGGATATCTACCCATATATACGAGAATCCTGCAATACATTACTATTTCGGTGACTTGCAAGGAGATAAATGGACAAAAAACGAAATTGTATTAAGAAATAATTGTAGGATGATTGCTAAAGGAGCATCTCAGCGACTTCGTGGTAAAAAGCAATTATCTACAAGATATACTGGAATTATCCTTGATGACTTTGAATCTGAGTTAAATACTAAAACTCCAGAGTCTAGATTACAAATAAAGAATTGGGTAACAGCTGCAGTATATCCTGCAATTGATTTTGATAAAGGTGGTTTTTTATGGTGTAATGGAACGATTGTGCATTATGATTCATTCTTAAATGGACTTGTTAAAAATCATCAGGCTGCCCAAAAAACAGGTGAAGAGTATTCATGGACTGTTGAAACACATAAAGCAATACAAGATGATGGTACTCCATTATGGCCTTCACGTTGGCCTTTAAAGAAAATTGAGGAAAGAAAGCAGTTTTATATAGATTCTGGTACACCTGCTAAGTTTTATCAGGAATATATGAATCAAGCTAAATCTCCAGAAGACCAAGTATTTGGTGAAGATGATATAACTGGAGGATTCTATTCTGGGAATCTAAAATTTAATGAAGAAGTAAATTCATGGTATTTAAAATTTGAAGATGGGAGTATGGAATATGTCAATATTTATATCGGGGTTGACCCTGCTTCAACGCTTGGGTCTAGGAATGATTATAGTGTTATTATGGTTACTGCTGTTACTGCAGAATACGATTATTATGTTATTGAATATTGGAGAAAAAGAGTATTACCAATGGAGTGTGCCGACCAGATATTTAAGATTGCAGAACGATATAAACCGATTAAGAGAATAAATATTGAAACAATATCTTATCAGGAAATGCTAAGAGATTATGTACAAAAAAGAAGTAAAAAGGAAGGAAAGTTTCTTCCAGGTATTGAAATGGGGATTAAAGGATATGGTAATCAAAAGAAGAAAGATAGATTGTTTGAAGGACTTCAACCTATGTTTAAAGCAGGTGCAGTACATTTAAAGAAAGATATGCATGAATTTATTGGAGAATTATTAGATTTTCCAAAAGGTTCTCATGATGATACAATTGATGCTTTTTGGTTATCGACACAATATGCTAAGGGAAACAAGAAGGCTGGAAAGGCAAAAAGGGTTAAAAAGGGAGAATCATGGGAAAGACCTAAAAAACGCTATAATTGGATGACTGGTTCACGTATTTGATTTTATAATTAATTATTACTATATTACACACTATGATAGAAGCGGATAAAAGGGCAACTTATACAAAAGAACTATGGGACAGATGGCATGACGCTCGTAAAGAGTGGGAAGACCATGCAAGAGAAGACATTGATTTTTATTTAGGAAATCATTTTAGTGAGAATGAATCTAGCGAATTAGAATCAAGAAATCAGTCTAATCTCCCATTAGATAGATTATATTCTGCTATTGAGCAGTTTAAAGCTATTATTACGTCTAAACCTCCAAAATTCTCAGCAATGCCGAGAGAAGATTCAGACAGCGACCTTGCCAGTGTATGGAAAACAATACTTGAATATATTTGGAATATATCTGATGGTAATGAAATATTCAAGCAAACTGTGCATGATTATGCTGTTACGGGTCTTGGTTATTTTTATGCATATGTAGACAGAGAAGCTGATTATGGTAGAGGTGAAGTTAAATTTACATATGTAGACCCATTTAGAGTTGTTGTAGACCCAAATGCTAGAAGTAAATATTTTGATGATTCAACAGGAATGATGCTCTCAACTATTTTTACAAAGTTTCAATTGTTAGATTTATATCCTCAATTACAAGAAGTTAATGAAGAAAATGGTAAAATGCTCATTGATGAAATTGAAAGCTATTATGAGGATGATACTTATCCGTCTCCTATCAATAATAGAACTACGGGGTCTTTTACTCCAGATTATATTAAAGACAAGGATAAAGGAGAGGGTTCTGAAAAATATCAGTTAATTGAACATTTTTCTAAAACTAAAGTTCCATATTATAGAATAATGGATATGAAAAGTGGAGAAGAAAGAATACTTGATATTGAAAATATGGAGAAGTTTTTATCCGATAAAAATATACAAAAATCTATTGAGGATGGATTGATTGATGTTGTCGAGGTATTACAAACAAGAATTAAGTTAATATGTACATTAGGACAAATTGTTTTATATGAAAGAATTTTAAATACAGATAAATATCCTATTGTTCCTGTTCCTAATATATGGACAAATACTCCATATCCAATGAGCGATGTTAGAAAGAATAAAGATTTTCAAAGATTTTTAAATAAAACAATGTCGTTAATTACATCGCATGCGCAGGCATCATCAGGATTAAAATTATTAATACCTCAAGGCAGTGTTGACGATATAGAAGAATTAGAACGTGATTGGGCAAATCCTAATGCAACAATAGAATATGACCCTTCATTTGGAGAACCACATTTCCCATCTCCGCAGCCATTATCTAATTCAGTAATGCAGCTTCCGCAGCTTATTGAAAGATATATTGACTTAAATATGGGAATATTTGAAATGTCTCAAGGTAATGCAGAAGTTGCTCCAAAAACATCATCAGCAACAATGATGCTTGAAGATTTTGGCCAAAGAAGAAGTAAATCAAAATTAAGAGATATTGAAGGTTCTTTAAGAAGACTTGGGCAGGTTATATACAATTTAGCTAAAGAACATTATACTTATAAAAAAACATTTAGAATTGTGCAGCCAAATAATGATATGTCAGAATACATGGTTAATCATTATAATGATAAATCACAGGCTATTGGAGAGATGATGAATGATTTAACTATAGGACAGTATGATATTAATGTTATTGGAAATTCTACTATGCCATCAAATAGATGGGGAGAATGGTCAATATATATGGAAGCATATCAAGCTGGACTTATTGATAGAACAGAAGCATTAATGAAAACTGATATATTTGATAAAGAAGGTGTTCTTCAAAGAATGGATATTGTTCAACAATTACAAGGACAATTACAACAGGCACAAGAAGCCGTCAAGAATTTACAAGGTGATTTACAAACAGCTCATAGAGAGTCAATCTCGGCTCGTAAACGTACAGAAGTTGAGAAATTTAAATCTGAGCTTAAATCACAAGAGTCTCAAACCAAATCAGCAAATAAGATTGCTGTTGGTAAATTAGAAAACGCAGTTAAACTCGAATCAGAGAAGTTACGTTTACGTAGCCAAACTCAAGAAAGAGAAGAGAAATTGCAAGAAAAAGGAGAGTAAAATGGATAACGCATTAGAAAATGAAAATCTTGATAATCAAGGTCAAGTCACTGATAATGTAGGGCAAGATGAAAGTCAAACACAAAATACAGAATCTGAAAATGATTGGGAATCTCAAGCTAAGTATCATCAATCAGAGAAGGATAAATTGTATAGTGAGAATCAAAAGCTAAAACAATATGAACAGATTGGAAATATGTTGGAATCACGGCCTGACATTGTTAATACAATAACAGGAATGTTAAAGGGTGGTCAACCAGCACAGGCTGAACGTATAACTTTAGAAAAAGATGATTTTGACCCATGGGAAGCCTATAATGACCCAGCATCTAAATCATATAAGTTTCGACAACAAGAGTTACAGGATTCTATAAATGATGCCGTTCAAGGTCAAATGGCAGGTGTTCAAAAACAAGTTGGAATGAATGAATTAAAAGGACAGCTTCAGGCTAAAGGTCTTAATGACCAAGAAATTAATTCTTTCATTGAATTTGCAAGTAAAAATCCTGCTGAATATGGCATTGATGGCGCTATTAATATGTGGAAGTCTGTCTCTGGTCAACCAGCACAAGAAGGTGATAATAATAATCCTCTAGATTCAATTCGTCAAAATCAAGCAATACCTCAACAGGGTGGTGTTTTAACTGGTGAGCAACCTGCAAGAACTGATGCAAAAGATGATATGTGGAAAGCTATTCAAAAAGCTGGTAGTCGAGCTAACGTATTGTAAATGTAAATAAAAACTAAGGAGAAAAAATGGCTACTTATAATAGTGGACAAGTACAATTCGGAACTCCTGGTGGTGCAACAACAGATAGTGCTTCGTTAAGTACTAGACGGTTGTATGATTTTAGCGATAGGGTCGCAGACTTAGCTCCAGAAGAATCTCCGTTTTTTGTATATTTGTCAAAAGTAGGTAAAGTCCCAACTTCGGATAGTCAATTCCGATTTTTGGAAGATAGAACAAAGGTTTCTATTACAGATAGAAGCTTTTTACAAAAAGGTGGTGGTACACTACCTGCACCAGGAAGTACAGTTTCATTAACATTTGATACTTCAGGTGGAGCAGCAGTTTCATGGCTCATCAAAGGAATGGTTGTGCAATTTGCTCAAAATGTTAACAAAGATGGTGGCGATGATAATGAAGCATTATTACAAGGTATAGGTAGAATTGAATCTGTAGCTCATGGTTCATCTGATACAACTTGTACTGTAACTGCAATTCAATCTGTGGATGGTTCAACAACTACGCTTGATAATAATGCTGAATGTGTCGTAATTGGTACATCATATGAGCAAGGTTCAGGTGCTCCAGATGTATGGTCTCAAGAGCTTGATAATGATTATGGTTATACCCAAATCTTTAAAACAGCTTGTGAGATGTCTAATACAGCTAGAGCAACTGTTTATCGTGGTTATGCTGATGAATGGGCAAGATTATGGAATCTTAAATTAAGAGAACATAAAGTTGACATTGAAAGAGCATTGCTATTTAGCATGAGAGGCTCACAAGGTGGTATTCAATATACTGATGGAATAGTTGGACATTGCCTTAAAAATGGTACAATTACTGATGGTGGCATAGGTTCTTATTCAGAAGGAGTGCCATATTTAGGTATGTATACAACTGCTGAAATGACTTATGATGGTTTGTTAAGTGCTTTTGAAGTTATGTATGACCCTGCAAGGGGTGGTTCTTCAAATAAATTATGTTTAGCATCTCTTCCAGTAGTATCACACTTTAACAAAATCTCTGGTTTTGCTGAAGGAAGTTTGACTGCTCAAAAATCTCAGTATAATTTTGAAGCAAGTAAGGGTTCATTTGGTCATAAAGTAATGAAGATTGAAACTGTTCATGGTGATTGTAGTATTGTTAAAGAACCATTGTTCAGAAATAATGCTTCAGGTCATATGCAGTTTGTTGACCTTGACCATGTTTCATATAGACCTCTTGTTGGTAACGGTGTCAATAGGGACACTTCAATCACAACTAATGTTCAACAAGCTGATGAAGATTTAAGAAAAGATATGATATTGACCGAAGCTGGTCTTGAAATATCTCTTCCTGAAACTCATGCTTTGATTAACATTAACAATATATAAGGAGGTTATGAATAATGAGAAGTGATGTATTAAATAAAAATAGTAACAGTTATGGCGATGTAGACTTTAAAGACATAGCCTTTGCAGCTGAAAAGTGGGAATACTTAGTTACTGCTGGCGTTTTAACATCAGTTTCTAAAACTGATGCAGAAGTAGACGCAGGTTTAACTTTAGCAGCTGGCAATGTATATGTTTCTGCATGGACATCTGATGCTACATCTGCTATAGCATTACCAGCAGCATCTGAAGGAGCTTTTATAGTTTGGGTTCAAACTGGCGATGCTGATGCAGCAAATGCTATGACAATAAGTGCTGTTTCAGGTGATGAATTTGAGCAATATCAAGAAGTTCATATAGGAACTGGTATACCAGCCCAACAAGATTCATCTGTTTCAGGAGATGATATACTTACTATAACACCAGCAGCTACTAATGGTGGCTGGGGTCAAGTAGGAAGTTATTTCATACTTTATTGTAAAGATGATGGCAAATGGTTAGTTAAAGTGAACGGTGTTTTAAAAGGCACTGGTGCAGCTGGAACTATCGCTTTTAGCAGCTAAACCAAATAAATAAGGTTTAATAGTTTTGTAGAACTATGGAGGTTGTCGTATAAAGGGCGACCTCCGAATCTATTAAAGACAATTTAAATTTAAACGAGCCCATTCACGCACAGCCAGTGCTTAGGGCAGGAGGTAAACATGGCATATGGAATACATAAATTTACAGTAGCAGAATCAGTAAATGCTAAAATGGGACAGGGAGGTTTTGATGTTGTTGCAGAACATGATACTAATGGACAAAGACCAGATTCAGGTGATTGGATTGCATTACAATGTGTGGCAGCAGTAACACCTGGGTCAACAGCTTATACAGCTCAATTTGTTCAAATAGTAAGTGCTTCTTCTAATATAGGTGATGATTTAGGAACTGTATTTTTACAACCTGGAGATGTTATATATGGAAATTTTGCACAAGTTGTAAATCATACAAACTCTAATGCTACTCTAATAGCTTATAGAGGTTAATGTTAAAAAAATATAAAAAACAATACCAAAAAGGTGGTAAGATGAAAGGACCATCACATTCAAAGGGAGGTATCCCTATTGAAGTTGAGGGTGGTGAATATATAATTAAAAAGTCTTCCGTCAATAATGACACGGAAGCTTATTTGGAATATATTAATACACATGGTAAATTACCAAATAGTATTGATGCAAGAAAAAGGAGAAAATAATGCCGACAGTAAAAGATGAATTAGGAAATAAGGTTGCAGAATTTAAATATACACCAAAAGGTGAAGCAGCGGCAGATAAAATGGTTGCACAGAATCCAGGATACACAATTTCAGATGCAGGTATGAGAAGTGAAAAAATATATGCAGGTGGTGGAAAAACAGGATATAATGTTCCTAAATATAAACATGGTGGAAAAGCTTCTTGGAGAGGTAGAAAAGAAAAAGGCCCAAAAGGCGAACTAAAATGAGAATTTATTATTGTAAATGTGGAGAAAGAACTGAAGTTGCTAAAGGTGAAGTTAAGCAATGTAAGTGTAATAGAGTATTTGGTTCAGGCGCTAAAATATCTGACCATATAAATATGAGAACAACATGGAGCGGACAAACACAAGTGGAATTTAGTCAAACAACAATTGACCAAGATATTGCAGATAGGAACGCTAGATAATGGCAAATTTTGATGTACAAATACAAGCATTAGCAGGAACAGCAACTCAAACTGAAATGGACCAATGGATGATGGATGGAACAAGGGAAATTATCAATATGCTTCCTCCTCATTTAAAAGAATATTGTTATTCAAAGCAAACCTTTACATCTGCTGCCGCTAATTCTGAAGCAGAAACAATGATTACAGGACAACTTGGTAGCGTATTTGCAGGAAGTGTTGAATGTAGGCAAATAAGGCCTATGGATAAACATAAAGCATCAAGCTCAACAAGTATTGAATATGCATCTGCAACAGACCCTGTATATTATCTTGAAGGTAATAAAATAAATATATTGCCAGCTTCTTCATCTGGAATATATTATGTTGTTGCTAATCCAAGTATTAATGCTTCTGATGTATCTACAATAGATAATTTTCCTAATGAAGCTGAATATTTAGTTGTATTATATGCAGCTTGCAAAGTATTGCAAAATAAAATGAATGAAATGGATACTGTATCTGCAATTGATACAACAGCTTTAGGAGCAATATCAACAGAATTAGGAGAAACTCAAGCAGTATGTGATAAAATAGATGCTGATTTAGTACTTTCAAAAGCAGAAATTGTACTTGCAAAAGCCGAAGCAGCTGAACTTGCAACTCAAACAGATAATGGTGGAAATTTTGAGACTGCCTGTGATGCAATGGCAACAGAATTAAATAAAGTTGATGAAATAATAGATTTAGCAAATGATGAATTTGACGAAGTTTCAACACAAGTATCTGGGAGTAAAGATTCTCCAATAACAGATGCTTTTACACAATTTGAATTAGTTGCAGCAAGATTATCTCAAGGAGAAACTGATACAGAAGGAGATATAAATACAGCTCTAGGATTAGTTAAGACAGCAGTTGACCAAGCTGCAACAGCAGCAGGGAAATTTACATCAGCAACTGAATCAATATTTGGCGATGAAGATACTTTCTTAACAAGTAATTCTCAATTAACAAGAGTAAAGGAAGCTTTAGATAAAGCTCAACATCTTATGAGTGATGATGCTTCTTATAATGCTTTATCTGGAGTAACTGATGATGTAACTAATACAAGTGCTTTATATTGGCTAGGTGATGAAGATACTGAAATGGTAAATGCAACATTAAGTTTAGTTAATACTGAAATAAAAAGAGCTCAATTGCATATTCAAGAATGGACATCGATAGGCGATATGGTAGTTAAGGAAATACAAGCAGCTTTACAAGAAGCTGATGGTTATACAAAAGAAGTCCAAGCAAGATTAGCTCAAGCACAAGCAAAAAGAGAAGAAGCTCAAGCAAGAATAGCTGCAGGTAATGCTTATTTAGGTGAAGCAAAAGCATCGATTGAAGCTGGTAATGCATATATTAAAGAAGCTCAAGCTAGAATTGCTCAAGCGCAAGGTTATGCTTCAGAAGTAGGTGCAAGAGCAGGATTTAGTTCTGCTAAACTTCAAGCTGTTCAAGGACATATTAATACAGCTCAAACTTATGTAGCTACAGCACAAGGATTTGGAGCTGAAATTCAAGCTAAAGTTGCTATTGCTCAAGGTTATGTAGCTGAAGCAAATGTAAGAATGGCAAGAGAAACTCAAAAATATCAATGGTATCAAGCACAACAAACAAAATTACAGCAAGATTATGATAAAGGGGTACAAATGCTGATATCTCAAGGCATACCTCAACCAGCACAGAAAGAGGCTAATTAGTGACAGTTAAGAATATTATAGAACAAGTAGAAAAAATATTCGGAAGACAATCTGAACAATATATGTATCAATTAATTAATGATGCTCTTGATGATATTGCTGTAAGTAAAAAGAATTATACTCTATCATCTACAGCAAATTTAGAACAATATAAAAGATGGTATGAATTGGCAGATAAGGTTATTGATATTAAAAAAGTTGAAATATTAGATACTAATGATAGATATATTATGATACCAAAGCTTGCAGACCCTCATAAATTATTAAGAGAAGATACTGAATCTTCTGATGATACATTGAAATAAGGAATAATTATGGCAAATAGAACTTATCCAAATAGTAATTTCGCATGGTATAATGATGATAACAGATTAGCTGTTGTTGCAAGAGATGATACTTCAACATCTGGCGAAAGAACAAAAGAGAAATATGATACATATCAGGATGCTGATGTTACTGGAGGTCTTAGAATAACAACTAATTCTAGATTTGATTATGTTGATGCTCAAACAGATAATTTAAAAACAAATATCGGACTTGATACAGGATTACATGTAAACGTTGTATGCTATGTTAAAGCTAGAATGTATGAAGATATAGGAGATTTACAACAAGCTCAATATTATAGACAAATGTATGAAAAGAATATGAAACAATATCCGTCAAGGAAAAGTGGTTTAAGGGCTTTGGCAGTACCAAGGTTATAAAATATGGCATATAATTCAACAACATGGACAACTGAAGGAGCGACAACATCTGTATCAAGTGCTAATCTTACTTTATATGCTGATTTCTTTACTAATAATATTGAATCGGCAACTTATTTAGCTGGTACACATTACATGTTATCAAGATATAATAAGTCTACAGCTGCAGAAAATCCACATCTTAGTGATGGCTCTGACCCTGCGACTTCATTCACACTTTCATCTACAACTTTATTCAGGGGAGGTCAATTAGTGCCACACTTACTTTATTTGCCTGATAATATTTATATTGATGCAGTGTATTCAATTGAAGGAGCAGATGCGGCAACAGGAGACACAACAAGAATGCACTTAATGAGTTTTGATTATACATCAAATAGTACTTCTGTATTAACTAACGGAACATTGTTAGCACATAATTCAGATGTAACTAATGGAGGACAAACAAAAACACATTTATCAACTTGGACCGTAGATAGTGCTTCTGTTTCATCGGGTAAGGTTATTGTGGCGACTTTTGAAGCTGATACTGTTAATTCAGATTATACTATAAATGTTAAAGTAAAATATCATTTAACATAAATAAGGGGAATAAAATGGCTGATTTAAATGAGAAGATTTTAAATCTGAAAAAGAAAAGAGAACAAGCAAAAGAAATATTTGTTAAATGCCAAGGTGCAATTGAAGTACTAGAAGAAATGCTTGAAGAAGAAAATAAAGATAAAAAGAAATAGTTTTTTGAAATAAGAGGTAAATATGCCGAATAAAGATAAAGGTGTTGTTAGGAGAGCAATTGTAACTCCTGATAAACACTTTCCACTTGCAGATATTCCTGCAATAAAGTGTCTTAAAAAGACAATCGAGATAGTTAAGCCAGATATCTATGTAGATTTAGGAGATGTCGGAGAATGGTCAGGGTTTTCACATTGGAAATGGAAAAGAAAGAAAGCACCTCCATTAGAATTTCTTATAGAAGATTTCGATAAAGATGTTAAGGATGTTAATAAAGGGATGGATATGATTGATGAATCTCTTGATAAAGTAAACTGCAAAGAAAGATATATAACAGAGGGCAACCATGATGATTGGTGTAATATGGCAGTTGATAGATATCCATATATACCACAATATAAGTTTGCTAATGCAGTTAAACTTAAAGAAAGAGGATATAAATATTATCCTTTTGGTAAGAAGTTAAAAATAGGTAAATTGTATTTTTATCATGGACATCAATATGGTGGGCAGTATCATACTGCAAATCATATAAGAAAGCTTGGATGTAATATAATGTATGGACATTGGCATGATTTACAGCAAATGAGTGCAACTCATATGGATGGACCAAAGTCAGCTTGGAGTATTGGCTGTTTAAAGGATATGAGTACTGAGAGTAATGCTTGGCTTGGGAACAGGCCAATCAATTGGGCACATGCATTTGCAATTGTGGATTTCTTTAAAGGAGGGTTATTCACAGTACATATAATACAAATAATTAAAGGCAAAACCTCATTGTGGGGTGAGCTTATAGAAGGTAAATAAGGAGAAATATGGCAACGTTAAGAGTAACACATACGGAAGACATAACATTAAATGGACAACAATTTGGTGGAACGTCTATTAAATCATTTACAAGTATTAGTGAAATATCAAAAAGGATTTTAACTATTACAACTACTGAATCTGTAATAGGTACGTTTAGTGCTGCAACAGCTTCAGCTGGGCACTATATTGCAGCTGATGTTAGGTATATAAGATTTACCAATTTAGATACTACAAATTTTATTACATTAACATTTAGAAATCAAGATAATGATGAAGTTGCTATTAAAGTTGATGCAGGGCAATCTTTTATTTTAAATGGTGATAATAACAATGGAATGACAGCTATTTTTAATGCAACTCAAGATGCTGATGCTGCTTCTGATACAGCTTTTGGAAGTTTAACAAATATTCAAGCTGATGCAAATACAGGTTCATGTGATTTAGAAATGCTTATAGCTTCTGTATAATGAATATAGGTGATTATCTTTTAAAGAGTAATAAGATTACTCAAAAACAAAGAGAAAAAGCAGAACTTGAACATGAGGTATCTGGTAATAAATTTGGTAAATGTTGCTTAGATTTAGGTTTTATTAATAGGACTGAACTTAATCAAGCAATAAAAGCAGTACAAAAACATCAAGAAGGAGATAGAAAGTCAATGGCAACACAAATAGGAGAAGATAGTAAATTTACATTTGATATAAAATTTATGGCTACGATAGCTGCGGTCATTATATCTGCATGTGGAACTTATTTTAGCATTCAAGGCTCTATAAGTGAACTTAAATCTAATAATAGTCCTAATAGGTTAGAACATGATTATCTTAAAAGTGAGGTAGAAAAAATACAATCTATGGGTGATTTAAAAATTATTAGTTATAAGTTAGATGAATATGATGAAATGTTTAAAGAAATAAAAGAATTAGTTAGACAATTACAACCTCTTGCTTCTGATTTAGAATTTATAAAAAGTGAGTTAGATAAACTTAAAAATAGAAAGATTGATATTCCTGAAGTTGATTTTAGTGGGCTTGAATCAGCTATAGATAAAGTAGGAGAAGATGTTAAATCTATGCAGAATAGTTTAGGGGAATTTGAAGAACGATTAAACAAGGTGGAAAGAAAAGGGGGAGGAAGGTTCTAATGAATGGAAGATTTAAAAATTATTTTATCTATGTGGCTTTCTATGTCTCTATTGTCTTTGGTGGCTTTTTTTCTAATTCGACTATTTATGGGTCTGCTGGAATTAGTACACCTTATGTAAATGGGGATATTGAGTTAGAAGATGACTATAAATATAATTTTGGTATTAGAAAAATTGCTTTATTTCCGTATCAAATAAGAAATAAATTTTACAGAGGAGATGAAAAAGCACTTAGTGATGAAGCTATAACAGGTGCCGTAAGTGGCGTAGAATACCTTTTTTCAGCCAGTTCTGTGCGTAATAGGGGGTATGAGTACCTAGACCAAGAACATTGGATTAAATGGTCAAATAGCTTCTTTATTACAAAATTTAAATATATTAATAAAGAAAGTAGAGATTTAGAATTTGCAGATTACGATGCAAGATTTAAATTAAATTTAGGGAAATTATGTTTTACAACTGGCGTTTCTGTAAAAGGCCATCCAATTTATGGATATCCTGCTATAAATGATTATGAAGGAGCTTGGTGGGAATTAGCATATGAATATGGCTATGTTGACTATATGGTGCCATTACATGATTTAAATAATAATGGAGTAATAGATAGTTATTGGATTTGGATTGAAACTGATTATGAAGCACAGGAAGGTTATTGGGAGGAATATTATGAATCTATTAATTATTATTGGGAAGATGAAGATGGTAATTATATAGCAAATAGCGATGATGAATTTTTACAATATCATTATCATAATGTTGTGAAACAATATAATAAAGATAATGAAGAAAAGGAATGGCAGGCAGAAGCTTCCATAGTTGTTGGTTTAGATGTGCTACTTGGGGGTGAGAAGTATTACTCCCATATTTGGGTTAATGCATTTCCTTATTCTGTTGGTTTAACAGATAAATCTTATGAAGGAGATGATGTGCAATATGACGTTGGCATGCTGATAGGCACCAACCTAGGTGAGCATATTGGGGTATTTATTGAGGGCGCATATCAAAGCTATTATGGAAGAGAAGAGTATAATATATCAACAGGTATAAATTGGAGGTTTTAAATATGATTAAAGATACATTTGATATAGGTAGAAACAAAGGTCCTGGAACAGGTGGAAGGATGGACCAACCTATTGGAGGAATGAGAAGACATCAAGAATATTTAGATAGACTTGAAAATTTATATAAGTTTGATTGGTTAAAGCAAACACTTGGGAAAGCTCCTCCATTAAAAGGCGATTATACTTTTGGAAAAGAAGGGAATGTTAGAGTTCAACATAATCTTCTTGATGAGCTTGTAAATAGGCTAACAGAAAAGTTATATTTTAATAGATATGAAGATGTTAATCCTGAAATTAAGATAGGTACAAAATTCGGTAAGAATAAGAAGCTATATACAGATTTAACAGCTTCTCCAAAAAGTATAGGTCTTGATTTAGGTATTAAATTTTAAGGAGAAATAAATGGCTGATGATGCAACAATGACAATTAAAGCAGTATTATTACCTGAAGAAATACAGGCGACATTGAAAGATTTAACATTTACTTATGCTCCTGCTGATGCGAATGATAAATGGTTTTATGGTATTGTAAATGTCCCACATAATACAGGTGGAGTTGATTTGATATCAGGTAAATTTTTAGCGGCTAGTGCTGGTGTTGCAACTGGAACTGCAAATGCGGATATAACAACTTCAGACAAAGTGAAATTTTTATTTATAAAAAATACAGGAACAACAGATGGAAGCAGTACTACAGATGAAAGTATTATGTTGGTTCAAGATGGGTCAACTGTAGCACATGGTTCAACGAATGCTATAGAGATAAGCTCTGGACATTCATGGTTTGCAAAAATGCCAAATACAACAGTTGGAGATTTACATGCGATTTCAGCAGACCCTGACCAAACAGTAGGTGGAGGAAATGTTCAGTGTATAGTCGCAGCAATATTAGATGATGTTGCATAATGTCTCAAGAAATTAAAAAACAATTAAATTCATTACAAAGAAATATGAATAAATATGGAAAATATATTGAAGAATTAGAAAAAGAAGTTGCTATATTAAAAGCAAATTCACATCCAATGGCAGATTTTGTTTGTACTACTTGTGGTAGTAAAGCAAAAAGAGTAAAAGATAACATTAATGAAATCGAGGAGAAATTCTAATGGAACAAATAGGATTTTTTGCAAGTAACTGGGAATGGTGTTTATTAGCTTTATATGTAGTAGAAAAAGCTATTAAATTATCTCCTTCAACTAAAGATGATGTGATTTGGGATATGATGATAAAACCTGTTGTGGATAAAATAAGAGGTAAATAATGCCTAAAAAACAATTTAAGATAACTGATTTTTCTGGAGGACTTAATGCCTATTCAGACCCAAGAGATATCTTAGATACCCAGTTTGCTCAAAATTGGAATGCTTCATTAGATAAATTTGGAGTTATAAGATTTAGTGGAGCTGGGATTAAATATACAACTGACCAGCCTCATATAAATGATGAATTTATTAGTGGGGCTGGTTTATTTTCTTTTTCCACAGATATTAGCGCAAATGTTTTAGATGGAACGGATTTACAAAAAGGATTTGAAAGAGGCACTGTTCAATCTCATGCATATGATAGTGGCGCTGCACGTTGGAAATTAACATTAGCTGCTAGTCCTACGTATCAGAGTTTTGCTGACCATGCGACTAATGATTTTTATAATGATATGATTATACATATTTATTCTGGTCCTGGTAAAGGGCAAACTGCTAGAATTGAAGATTATGTTGGAAGTAGTAAAGAAGCAACAATTTCATCAACTACAAATTTTGGTTTAAGTGATTCGACTGGTACAATTACTGCAATTGAAGGAGTTCCTGCAGATGAGAATGTTGCTGCTGTTGCAAAGCTAAGAGTTTATGCTGAAGGTAGTAATACATATCATTTTGGGTCTGGTTCAATGTTAGCAGATGGTAGTTTTTTAGGCAGTCTTTGGCCTTGGTCTCATATGTCTCTTTGGGCAGAGAATTTAACATTTGTTGATTGGGTTGCTAGAGGAATACCTATACCAGGATTCCATTCTGGTAATGCTATATATGTTAATAATAAATATCTTGTAATTAAAGATAGAGATGGTTTATCTTTAACAATATTTTTTGTTAATGCAGCACTAGCAAGTGCTCCCGCTGCAAATAAATTCCCAACTTGTACAGATGCTAGTGGTACTGGGTCAAATCATTATATCAAAGTGACTGAATATCAAACATCATATACTCATACGGCTACTGGTGAGAGTTGGGCTGATGGAGACCGAATATTTAGTGAAAATACTAATGAAAATTTTTATTTATGTAATGTTCAAAATAGAACTGCCGCAGAAACAGCCTCAGATATAGCAGCCATAGTAAATGCGGAGGATGCAGGTTCTGGAATAAATGTTGCAGCTGTTGTGTCTTTTGCTGAAGATGGGAAAAGAACAATTATAACATTAACAGCACAAAAAGGGGAAGGAACATTCACATCTGGTAGCAAATGCTTAGACGTTGCATATCATTCATATGGTTATACTCAGGGTTATTTTAATGACGAAACAGTTGAGTGGGGAACTAATGTTATAGGTCAAGGTAATTTGGATTGCGAATTAGAGGTTTTTCAGAATTTTACAGGAGGACTTGGAGAATCAACAGCATCTTTAACAAAATTGACTTGTTCTGGGCATAGTGTTAATATAGGAGAATATATTACAGTATCTGGAGCAAGTGAATCAGGATATAACGATACGCATAGGGTTGTATGGGTTGAACCAAATGCAATGTATATAGAAAATACAGGTGGTGATTCTGCTATTTCAGGTGGTGGCTGTACATTTACAAGTGTGCCTACTTCTGCTTCTAAATATATCATTTATAATCTTAAATCGGAGCATGCTGCTACTGCTGATAAGTGGGAAGAGGCCAATAGTTTTCAGGGAACAAGTTTAATATCAAATAAAAAAATAAGTAGTACAACAGCATTTTCTAAATATACACCATAAAATAATTTAATGCCAAAAACAAATAGAAATATAGGAGTAAGTAGAAATAAAAAAGTTAGAAAACCTCGTGTACAAATAAGAGAGGGAATAACTAAAGATGGTGCTGGTGGGAATATTATACGCCAAGAAGACCTTAGAGACCCTAAAAATGTAGATGTAAGGAATCAGGCTGCTAGGAATAAGCAACTAATTGTGGGTACTCAAGAAGTAGAAGTTGCTACTGTTAGAAACTCTTCTGGTAGTTTTTATACTACTGGAGCTGCAGATGGTGGTGGCGGCGGCAGTTATAGAAGTATGGAGGATGATAATGTTGGTACTAGCCAGACTGATGATGAGATAATGTATTTAAAATCTACTGTAGATGTAGATAGTGCATATACATCTGAAAATTTAGGATATATCTCTTTAGTTCCAGAGCATAGAAAGGCTAATGATTCAAAATTAACTATTAAGGCTGGGGATAGTCTTTCAGGTTGGTATAAGTTATCTTTTGATTTATATTGTTTATGTCCATGGCAATTTTTTGTATCTGATGGAGATAATGCTGATATATTGCCAGGTGTATTAATATATACTCCAACATCTGGAGGTGGCAGTAATACTGATACAGTCCTTACAAGTCAAGGATGGGTCCATACACAGGAAATGCTTGAAGGTGGAATTAAACCTTTTGTAAATGCTGTTGGTAATGGCGACTTTCATGATATAACAGATACAGGAATACTTCTTGACGAAGCTTTAACAGTTGGAAAGACAGTTGTTGATGTAGATGGAACAGGAGTATCTACTGGAACATGTTTTCAGAAGATATTTTTAACGGAGGGGACAAATGTTCCTGGCAGTAATTGGGATGATACTATTGGTGTATGTACAGGTATTACAGATGCTACACAAGATAAATTGAGTTTTACTGGACATAGAAATAATAGTCCTGAAGTGACAGTCGATGATGTTGGAAGTCAGATAGTTGCCAATAATAACGATAAATTATATACGTTAGATGATTGGGAACTTGTTGGGACTACTTTATGGCCAACATGGCTATCTACAAATATTGTTAGAAGTGAAGATAGTGCAGGAGAAGATAATCACTCTAAAGGAATTTCAGATTTAGATGGTGGACGTAATGGAACATCTGTATTAAAATTATCCACTCATCATAATATATATACAAATCCTACTTCTTCGACTGGTGGACATTATTTATATCAAGATATTGAATTAGATGGAAATTGTTGGTATGATTTACATTTTAAATATTTAACATCAGCAGTTGAAAGTGTAGATGCAAATCCAAATTATCATGATATAAATGGTGCAGTTAAAGCTTCATTGATATATTCTCTTATTGATAAAGAAAGAAATGTTCCTTTAATAGGTGACGGTAATGTTGATAATGGATGGGTATTTGCGGAGGATTCTTCATTAAATTCTGATGTAGCTACTCTCGGAGAAGGCGGTAATTCTGGAGGGAATTGGTTAAATTTTAGATTTTGTGAACAAAACCAATTTTTTACACATAATAATCAATATTATGACCATTTTACAGATACAATTAAATTTAATTATTCCACTTTTTATGTTCCTCCTTTAGCAACGGAATCTAGTTCTGTTACAGTTTCTCTAAGATTTTCTATGTTTATTCCACAAGGACACGCACTTACGGGTACCGAAGATGGGAATCCAGGTTTAAAGGACGAATCTCATTCTATACTTTTAAGCTATGTAGCAATAAAGAAGTCATTTCCAGATTTAATACATATGTCTAATGGTAAACGTTCTATGGTACCTGTTAGAGGATTATCTAGAGACGATGGTATAGAATCACATTCTAACAAATTTTATGATAGATGGCAAAAATATGAATTATCGTTTCCTGCTATTAGTCCAGGATATTTTGCAAATGAAAACAATGAGGTAGATGATTTTGAGATACGTTTTTATGGGGGTTCATTTGGGGTAACAAAAAATACTAAAGCTGCACTTGTTACACAAGTAGCATTGGTGAGTACAACGGCTACATATTCATCTACAGCACATGGATTTTCTGCAGGAGATAAAATAACAATATCAGGAACAACAAATTTTAATGATGAACATTTAGCTAATAATACAGTACAATCAGTTGCTACAAACAGTTTTACGATGACAGTTTCTTCTGGAGGCGCAGCTGATGAGAGTGGTTTAACAGCGAATGCAGAACTTATTAATTCTTCATCATATCCAAATAAACAAGTTGTTGGTATTAGGAATGTTAAATTATTAAGTACTTATTATAAGTCTGGAGAAGAATATAGTGACCATCTTCTTTGTTTACAAGATAATAGAACTCAAGGAGGAACTGCAAAAACATATTTCAGTTTATATCATACAAATCACAACTTTTGGGATACAACATTTATAGTTGCTCCTGCTAATTATAATCCTACTTTTGAATATATTAATGGAAGATTGAGAGTGGGGGATAAAGAATTTTATCAGAATCAACCAACTTATTATTGGTTTTATTTAGATAAAGTTACAGAAAATGGATTAGTTTTTAAAGAATTTATTACACTTACAGAAAACCAAATTTTAGTTGACCATTCTGGCTTGATGGTAACAGAAACAAAGGACCAGACTTATTGGAGTCAATATGAGGTTGATGCTCTGAGGATATTAGGTCATAACTATCAAGGTATGAAGATTTGGCCTAATAGTTCATTAACTGGCTTTGTTGGGGAAAATGATTCAACTAATACTGAAGGAAATTCGCCATGGAGATATACTCAGTTTTATCGTCAGTTGGACTGGAAGCCAGATACACCTTACCAAGATGGTGATGGTGAATATAACTCTTATGATTTATGGTATTGGGGCTTTCCTAGAAATGAAAATCAATATACGCAGCATATTCCTATAGCTTATTATCCAGAAAAGATTGGGCCTGGTGGAAGCTATATTCATTATCCAAAACCCTCTAGAACGCAGCATAATAGCTTTAGACATGAAGGAGGTACACTGTTTTCTAGTAGCCCCGTGGAATATGCATGGAAACCAGGAGGAGAGTCTGTTTCAGGATGTGCGGCTGGTAATAATATCCAGAATATAGAAACCTGCCCAAATCCCTTAGGTGATATTTCTGGTAATGGGATTAAAAATTTGCCTATTTATCTTTCCATTCCTGGATGGGGACAAGGAGTTAATGGTGAATTTTATGGTTCAGAAGGTGGTGTTCAGATTACAAATTATGGGGAAAAAAATAAGAATTGGGGAAATGCCTTACAGCATCAATTAGGATATCAGCTACCAGTAAGTGATGCAACATTAGAAGTGGCTTTAGCGGATGTTGATGAAAGTACTGCTGTTAATACGTTTCCTTGGTGTACATATTTAAAATTCCGAATAAATCTAGTAGGAATAGCTCTGTCCAGACTGTCATATTGGAATAATGCTGCATGGGGTGGCGATGAGTATGATGAAGCTAAAAGTATAAAGCTTGAAGATTGTTTTGTTCCTCAAATGCAAGTAAAGGCTTGGCTTATTCCTGAAAATTGGGGTACCGAGATGTGGGGTAGTCATAGTTATAGTACGCAGTCTCCTTTTTTAGAAACATTGGGAACGGGGGGAGGAAATAATTATTGCTCATCGCAGCAAGTTGTCGGGAGTGCCTGGGGGCCAAGTGGACAGCGAGTGAAAATTAAAGAATATATGAGTCTTGATTACTGGCCAAATTGGAATGATTTTGATAACCCAAAATTACCATGGGAAACTATAGCCCCTTCAGGTTGTGGGGGATATACTAATTTTAATATACCATATAATTTTACAATTAATCCAGATATGGAATTACCTGACCATAAATTATTTCATGCTGGAAGAAGTTTAATATTGAAAATTTGGTTTTCAGGTAGTGACTTATCGGACCCATATTCTTTATTAAATTTTCCAGGGTATCATTTTTCTTGGCCTACTGGAATGTCTGATGTATCTCCAGGTGAAAATAGTGAAGAATTAGATTGTGGTACACACGTAGGAATCAATTTTAGTTATTTTGACGTAGGATTTAAAGACCCTGAACCAGCTGGAGGTTCTGGAAGTAATCTTTTTGGGACAGATGTTCCAGAAGATATGATGGCAATAAATTTTGACTTTCAATCTCTTGATTTGGAATATACTGATAGTTGGGTTGGAAGAAAGTTTAATATTGCTACAACATTAACTAATTATTGGGGTGAAGAAGGTAAATTGCAAGTATTCGATACTATGGTTGGAGAACAATATCCAGCAGAGCCAGGAGCAGCTCCAAGAGTTTCTATTGCTATTCCAGTTTCTAGTATTGCAAATAATCCATTGATAAAAGAAATGAAAATTTACTTTAAAGATATAGAACAAGATATATGGTATAAACAATTTACGTTTGATACACAGGAAAATGTAATTAAACCTTCCACATCATCTAAAGAATTTGCTCCTGATATTGTATCTCCAAGTGGAAGTCATTATATTTTTGAAATTCCTCCTGAAGATATGGTGCATTTCAATGAGATTGATAGTTATGCTAAAGAAACATTTATTTCTCAAGAAGATGGATTATCTTTGGAAACAATGAGAGTAAATTATAAATATTCTGTTCAAGCTAATAATAGATTATATGTAGGGAATATATATAATCCATATACTGAGATACAGCAAGGAGATAGGATGATAAAAACTCCTATTGGAAAATATAATATATTCCCATCAAGTAATTATATTGATGTTGCTATACTTGACGGAGATGAGATTACGGGACTTGCTTATTATAAAGATAAGATTTTACAATTTAAGAAAAGAAAAGTTTTTGTTATAAATATAGCTGGTGATACTGAATTTTTAGAAGATACATTTGAACATATTGGTATAACTAATGATTGTCAAGTAGTTACAACTCCTCATGGTATTTGTTGGGTAAATTCAAAAGGATGTTTTATATATAATGGAGAAGAACTTACTAATCTTATAGATAATAAAATTGGAGCTCAGGGTTTTCAAGCTGCAGGTGCCGCAGGTACTGATAATTATTGGAGTATATTAGATACATATGTTCCTGCGATAGGATATGTCTCAAGCACTAAAAAGTTGATTATAGCAAAACATACAGGACATGTTCCTGGCTCATTAACTAATAGCTTAGATTCTGCTTCTATAGAAGGGTTTACATATGATTTTCAGTCTAAAGGATGGACATTTTTAATGAATAAATTTACAGGAGTAGAAGATGCAACAAAATCAAATAAGATAGGTCTTTTATCAAATTTTGCAAATGATGTAAATGGAGATGTTTTATATTATGCTGTTGGTGCGAGTTCCGATAATCAAGATATTAATTCTGTATATAGATGGAGTGAAGAATCTATAACATCATTAGATTCAGGGAATAATGAAGATTATTTTTATTTATTAACAAAGGATTTTGATTTTGGTTCTCCAGGAGCTAGAAAGAAAATATATAAAGTTTATGTAACATTTAAATCAGTTCAAAAAAGTTGTAGTGTATCAAATTATGCTGATAAATCTTCATGTGAAGCTAATAGCGGAACTTGGTCCGAAGCTGCGGCACATTCAGGGATTAAAGTATATTGGGGTTATAATGGTCGAGCTAGTTTAACAGAGTTTGCAGATGCTAGTGTCAATTATTCTACAACAAATGGATTATCAGATGGAGCATCAAGTACTGATTGGATAATTGCTGAACTTGTACCTTCTGTTTCAGTTAATAATATATATTCTTTTCAATTACAATTTAAAGCAATAGCAGCAAATGTTGCGAATGGATTTGAAATTAATGATATAACTATTATCTATAGAGAGAAACCTATAAAATAATGGGACGGAGTTTTAGAGATTTAACTAGTAAGCCAAAATTGATGCAAAGCTTTCCATCAAATCAATATGGACATGAAGGTGATATTGTAATATCTCAAATAAAAAACAAGGGTGTTTTTTTATGTGTTAAGGCTGGCAATACATGGTATGCTCAGACTACTATGCAGCCATTACAAAAAATTAATACTGCATATATTAAAGATTTATCCTCTGATAAAATGACAATTAAAAGACTTGAAAATTGTAAAATTAATGCAGATAAGTTTGTTGTTTCAGAAAATGGAGATATAAAATATAGGACAGCTGACGAGATATTAAGTGATTTAGGTATAGATGATATAAATTACTTTGATATTAACTACAAGACAGCATATTGCTCGTTAGAAGGGTATTCTGATAAAGAAACGTGTGAGGCTAATGGTGGTACCTGGTATTATTCTGAGAATGATTCGCATGATAGTATAAGTAGTACAGCAGAGAATCAGTTGTTAACAGTTGGTCAGTCAATAGGGAATTTGGATGCAGAATCTAAGCTTACTTATGATGGGTCAACTCTTGAGATTAAATATAATTCAGATTATGATGATAATTGGCAGACATCAGCACAAACAGATTTATTAAAATTAACTTATGGCGATAATCTTTCTAGCAAATTTAATGTTGCTTCAGACGGTTCACTAACATTAGATGTTGATGGTGATATTACATTAGATGCTGATGGTGGAAATGTAATTTTTAAAGATGGAACTAATAGTATAGCTGATTTTGATGTAGATAATAAAAGGTTTGCTTTTTATTATGATGATAATAATTGGTTTAGAATACAAATAGGTGCAAATGGAGCAACTTCTTTTCTGACTTCAGACGAAGACCCTGGTGCTGCTGGGCATTTAACATTAGACCCTGATGGTGATTTAATCATATCTGGAGCAAATACTAAAATAGATGCTGGTAAAAAGTTATATTTAGATGGTGGTGGTGATACTTATATAGTTGCAGAACCTTTAATTGTAGATACAATGTTATTTACTGTCGGAGGAACAACTATGTTTGCCCTACAAGAAGGAGTGTCTAACGTAGCTAATATTAAAAGTTCAAATTTTTGTCTTGATGCAACATATAAATTATTTTTCGATGATACTGCCTTAGGGCATACATATATAACACAATCATCAGATGATATATTAGATATATATGTAGGTGGAGATAAAATGTTATCTCTTGATGAAACTGTTGATACAGGGGTAACAAGTTTAATAGGTACTTTAAAAATTAAAGAACAGGCAGATGCAAGTTCTGATACAGCTGCTTATGGGCAGATTTGGGTACATGATACAACTCCTAATGAATTAATGTTTACTGATGATGCAGATACAGATATAAGTACAATTAGACATAGTGCTTGTTGGGGTGGCAATTTTGCAAGAACAACAGGACTTGATGGTGATTGGCTTGCAATACCAACAGGTTATCAGGCAGCTGCAGCTAATTTTGGTTCAACTGCAACAGCACCTGTGACTACAGAATTAGTTGCTACAACTGCAGATGATACACTTGGGGTTACATGGATGCCTTTTGGCAAAATAAAAGTTACAGGATGTAGGATATTTTTTGCGCAAGGTGGTTCTACAAATACAACGCATAAGGCCTGTTTAATGAAATATACTATGGATGCAGATGGAGATTTAACGAGCGGTGTACAAGTAGGTGAAGATGCATTAGATAGTGATTCTGATGATTATTCTCAAATAGGATGGATAAGTTTAAGTTTAACAAGTACAGGTGCAGATTTACTTATAGATGGAGGAGGAAATAATGATGTTCTTGTTGCTATGGTATATTGTGTTGATGCAATAAATTCTGCAATGGGAGCTAAGTGTGTTTTGGAATATCAACAGATAGATTAGAGATTTGTAAATGAGAAGAATTATTAATATATTTAACAGACGAATAATATCAGAAAAGGAGTAATTTATGGCATATGTTAGTCCATATCAAGCAGCAGGAGTACAATCAAACCTAATACAAGGATTACTAAAATCTCAATTAAAACAAAGAGAAGGTGAAACTGCTGGAAAAATTCAAAAGGGAGAAATGATTAAGGAATATGGAGAAGATTTAAGGAAAACAACGGATAAAATTAATGAAGCTGCAAGAAAGGCTGCTGGGAAAAAAAGAAAAAGAAAATGGTATGAAAAATTTCTTGGCGATGTATTACCTATTTTATCAGTGTTTATTCCAGCTATTGGCCCAGGAATTGCAGGAGGGCTTGCTGGTGTAAGTGCAGGATATGGTGCATCAAGAGATGCAAAATTTGCTGAAGGTACTGCGAGAAATTTACAAAAGTATATAGAAGATACTCCTATGAGTGGCTATGATAAAGCTAAAAAAGGAATGAGTCCTTGGGAGGGAACATTTTTATCAGAAAAGGCAGCAGACTATAAATCAGGCCGTTTAGATAGAGCAGCTGATTTGGATAGCGTTATAGCTGCAGCTGAAGATGCTGGTAGTTTTGGAAATGTTTTTGGAGCAGCACTTCAAAAAGGAATACAAACTTATATGTTGACAAAAGCTGCAGGAGAATTAGGAGAAGGTTTCGGAGGTGGTGCAGGAGCAACAGTTGATACAGGATTAATGACATCTCTTTCTGGTCCTGGCGGTGTTGCAGGAGGAGCGAATGCATTGGCGGCTGCTGATTATGCATCTCCCCTTGCTGAAGCTGCTGGTAGTGGTTTATTTGAGGGTAATTTTTTAGATAGTTTAGGTGCAAGTCTTATGGGTCAAGGAGGCATTAAAGATGAAGCCCAATTACAATTATTATTAGGCGCTTTAGCAGCGTTACAAGATTAAGAAAGGAAAGATATGCAACAAATTTTAGAATTATTAGCAAGTATGAACTTAGGAGAATCTCAAGGTGGAAGTTGGTCAGGTAGTTGGCAGGACATTCCTAATATTACTGGAGGCGATATTGGAGAAGCTTTGGGAGACCTTTTGGGTTTTGGAGCTGATTTTGATGATGCTTTATTTCAACCTATATCTACACAACAAATGCAAAACTTATTGCCTGGAACATATAGCCCTTTTATGATAGCTTCGCAACAACCTTTGCTTGCTAATTTATTAAAAACATCTGAAGGAAAAGAAGCAAGAAAAGCTGCTGGTGGTTTTGCTGGTAGTGGAGCATATGAACAATTTAAAGGACGGGCTAAAGATGTATATGGAAAAGGGATGACTGATACTCTTTCAGGTATTGCCCAATCACGTGGTGAGCAGCAAGCAGCTATTATGGACTTAATAAACCAATGGAGAGAAACCGCAATGGGATTAACTAGTCCGACTGGCGGCTAATAATAAGGAGATTTAATGGCTAGAAATATAAAACCTATTGATGCGTCTCGATGGGAATCAGTACAAAACCTTCGTACAGCAAATCCTATTGATAGCGTCCTACAGACACTGGAATATTTTTCCAATAAAAATCGTGAAGAAAAGCAAAGCAGAGCAGGAGCTTATGCTACTGCATATAATGAATTTTATAAAGATATACATGGTACGACAGACTTAGAGTTAATTGACACTGAGATAGGTAGAATGCAATCATATTATTCTCAGAATAAAGAGAAGATGACACCTGAAATGATTGAGAATTTTAATTTGCTATCTCAACAAGCACAGTATCATAAAGAAGATATGGGGGCTTATAGAACAGGACTTTCTGCAATGGATATGAAGGGTCAAAATTATTTAAGTCTCGTTGAAGAATATAATGATGCGCCAGATTCATCGCCAGAAGAAGGAATTAGAACTAAAGATATGATTGCGCAGGAATTGAATGCTTCTGTTGTTGATTATATAAACTGGTCAGATACATTTAATTCAAAGTATGGGGATAAATTACAAACAGCACAATTTGCTCATGACAGTTCTAAAATAAATGATTTTGATGATATAATGAGAACTGGTGTTGGTATGATTGCTGATAATCATTTTAGCAAAGAAGAAAAAATGATGCTTATAAATGGAATAAATCAAAAATCAATGGACCCTCTTAATGAATATGTTAATATAAAGTCTAGAGTTAAATTACAAGATGCAAATGATGCACGTGAAAGAGGTCGTATGGCTATCAATGCTATTAATAGTCAGGGTAAACTTATTAATGAATACGATAGGGTAACTGAAAGATTTGAAGGTATTATAACAGGGCAAGCAAGTCCTGCATTAATAACAGAATGGGAAGAAATAGCAGATACTCCAGTATTTGTATATGAATATGATGAAGATGGCGAGAAAAGACCTGTTAATGTTACTAATAGAGATTTATTATTTGGAGCAGTTACTGATGGATATGAGTTAGATGTTTTATTGACTAATGCTAATTATCAAGTAGATGAAGCAAAAAAAGAATTTGAGAGTTCAGATAGAGTTTATATGAATACTGTTGGGGAAAGTATATCAAAAAATTATCCAATAACATATCAAGAAGCTGTTCCTAAAGAGATTGTTACCGTGGATGATGAGATTGTTCCTGCAGATAAAGAAGAAACTAAAGAAATTGATAAAGTAGAAGTTTATCCTGGGGGTAAAACTATAGAAGTTGATGATAAATCTGAGTTAGACAAACCATCAATTAATAATTTAGATAAATTAAAATCAGGTTTATTTGACAGGGAAAACTTTGAAAAAACAAAATTTGGATATCAAATAAGAGAGGGCAGTTCTTTAGATGTTTATAAAACAATAAATAAAAAATCTTATGGTAAATCTGGTATTAATAGAAAGTTAAATAGACTTATTAAATATTATTGGGCTCATATAGATAATAAAATGACTAAACAAGCTAATAGTGTAAAAGACAAGATTTTAAAATTAATAGATTCTAAAAAGGATGTTTTAGATTTTACAGACAAAGCTAGTGAATGGCAATATACAAGTGAAAAAAGAAGCGAGTTTCCAACTCCTGCAATCTTCAAATAAATGGCGACAATATACGATTATTTAGATAGGAAAAGAAGTGAAAATCCTATATATAACAACTATAGTAATTTAAAATTATATAGAGAATTAAAAGGAAAAGATTCAAATCTTCCTGTATGGGAAGCTGTTGATAATTCAACTCCTGCAAGACGAAAGAAATCTGCTCTTGAACAAGAACAAGACCCTGGTTTTATTAATGGATTGTTTAATTGGACTGACTGGGGAATCGACCAAACAGACCCTAACTGGGTTAAAAACGCATACAATACTTCAATAACAGGTTTAGCCTACCAAGTACATAATAAAAAAAGAAAATATGATATTGATGAGAACTGGAATCCAGGAATATTAGAGGATATTGGTTCTGCTGTATTATCTTTTATGATGCCAATGGATATTGCATCAATGTGGGTTGGTGGTTGGGCAGGTAAAGCTGGTCTTGCTGCAACAAGCGCAAGTAAATCTGTTCAAAGAAAAGCTGTAAATAATCTAGTATCTAAAGGGATATCAAAAGAAGCTGCAGAAAAAACTGTTTCAAGTATTTTAAGTGGGGAATCAGCAGATTTAATTGAAAAAGGAATTGTTAAAAAGTATTTAGCTAAATCTCAAATAGCTCAACATGCTGCTCCAAGGATTGCTGCTGCAGGTATGCAAGGCGCAACACTTGCGACATTTGAAGGTGTTCGTGGAGGTCTTGAGGCATGGAATAATGGCGAGGATTCAAAAGGAATATGGGAAGGTATTGGTAAGGGCGTTGCTCATGGAGGTGTTATGGGTGGACTTGCTGGTGCTGCTGGTGCAAGTTTAAATATTAAGCATGCAAAATTATTTGCAAAAGCTGATGAACCAGGATTATCAACGACTGAAAGAATTTCTGCTGCAGTAAAAGGTAATACGGAACAGGCAAAATTATTAGCCACTGGAGCTATAGGTCAGGTTGCAGTGGAAGCTGGAGTATTTACTGCTCCTGATGTCTTTAAAACAATAGCTGATGATAGTTTTAAGGCTGAAGACTTACTAAGAAATTTTGCTGTTAATATTGGTATGATGGGTATCTTAAAAGTAAAACATAAAGTATTAGAAAAAGGATTCAATGAAGCAGGAAAAATTGCTGCTAAATATAGAGCTAAGGAAGAGAAAGATAGAAAAGTATTTGATTCTGTTGAAGAGGGAATAAAGGAAACATTAGGTGGAGATATAAAGAAAGCTGAAACTGTTGAAGAAACTAAATCATTAGAGGCTGCATCAAATACTTTAGTAAAAGATTATTTAGAGCCTAAATTAAAAGAACGTGGAATAACGATTAAACAGCTTGAAGGATTTGAAGGAAGAACAAAAGATTTATTTAAAATGATTGAGGATTATGGAGCTGGGGCTGTAGGTCCAGAGGCAATATCAGCTAAAGACTATGCATCAATGTATGCTACTATAAAAGAAGCTAAGTCTTTAATGGAATCGAATCTATCATCACATAAAAAAAATGTTACTGGTAAGCAAGGCCAAATTGATAGATTGCAAAAGGCAATAAATGAATTTGATGCGATAGAAAATTCTTTAAATGATTGGAAGAATGCACAAAAAGCGCCTGAGCCTCAGCCAGCAGAGATTGCAAACTTAAAAACAAGAATAGGTAAAGAAATTAAAAAAGCAGTTGAAGCAGGGGATAAAACTACTGTTGATGTTTTAACTGAAGGAAATAAAGAATTTATAAAAATAGATAGAGAAGGCAATGTTGCTTTTGAACCTGAATTTAAGATGGGGGTTGCTAAAAAACAACTTGAAGGAGTAGAAAGTGCTACTAAGACTTTAAGAAAAGGATTAGAAGATAAGGATGTCCCTGTAGATGTTGTTGATAAAATTACACAGACAAAAGAAGAACTAAAATATGACCCAGGAAAACCTGAATTTGAGGGAAGAATTAAAGAATTAGAAAGAAGTGTTTTACAAACAAAAGACATTGCTAAGAAAGAACCATTTCAAGAGGAACTTAAACTTCTTGAAGCCTCTAGAACCATAAGAGATAAGCAATTACCTGAAGCTGGGGGCGGTGAAAGTTACAGACAAAGTAAACCATTCCTACATTATCTAGCACAAAAAATATTACCAGGACATAAATCTAGAACTACTGGCGTTGTAATGCAGAATAAAGCTAAATATTTAAAACAGTATGATAAACTAGTACAATGGGTTGCAAAAAATAGAAATAAAAATATATTTGAATTAACAGATAAAGACGTTATTGCATATTTTGAAGCAGGTAAAGCCAAAGACCATGTTAATCAATGGGCTTTTGTTATACAAAGATTAAAAGAAGGTGGTATGAGTTCTGCAAAAGTGGGACAATTACAAATGTCTACCGCTGGGACTATTAAAAGTCGTATAACAGCAATAGATGAGGCACTTATTGGTAAACCAGGGCCAAGAACAACTGCTCGTGAAGGTATGGAAGCATATTGGAATTTCGGAGATAAATTTGTTGAGTTTATACAGCCTAAAAAAGGAGGACTTACAGGTAAAATTAAGAAGTATGTAACATCCACTTTAGGTAAAAAATTAAAAAAATTATCTAAAGATACGGATGCTCCAGAAGGACATAACGATTTTATGTTTAGAGATGTAAACGGCAGGGCTATAAATGATGTAATATTAAAGGCTTTTATTCAAAAATATGTAGGGAAAAAAGACATTCCTAAAGGAAGAGCTGGAGAACATAGGGGATTAAGATATTCATTTCAGCAATATGCAGAAAAGAAATATGGAAGAGGGGCGAAAACAAAAGAAGTATTAGAATTAATTTTAGGAGACACTCCTACTAAAACATTGGAAGATAGGTATGGAGCCACAGTATATAACAGACTTGAAACTCAAGCATCTAAATGGGTAAATGAGTATTTAGCAGATATTAAACAAGGCTATTTTCATGAAGGTGGGATTAAAGACAATCCTATTGTAAAAATAGATAAGACACTTGCTAAAAATGAAGCTGGATATAATGTTTTTGAGATAAAAAAAGCTCTAGAAAAATTAGATAAAGCTAAGAAGATTACTTCTGGTGGTGTAGAAATATCTAAAGAAACAGCACAAGCTATGTTTGAATACATGATACAAACAGCTCCAAGAATCAATGAGGTTGTTCCTAAGCAATCTGAAATAAGTGCAAGAATAAAAGCAGTCGAAAAAGAGAGAGCTGACTTAGCTAAAGCTGAGATAAAAGAAAGTGAAGAGGCTCAATTACAATTAAAATCTGCAGAAGAAGTAATATCAAAAGAGGAATTAATAAATCAAATCAAATGGCAAAAAGAAAAGCATCCTAACTTATCAGTTAAAGTTGAAAAAGATTTAGGCAAATTTAGAGGACAATATGTTTTAGGTAAGATTACAGGTAAGCTTATAGAGATAGCAGAAGGAAGAGCTAAAAAAGATACATTGCCACATGAAGTATCACATGATGTTGTTAATGTTTTAAAAGCATCTGGAGACAAACTTAGTAAGAAACTTATTGATAGAGGTACAAAATTATTTGGAACAGAAGAGAAACTTGTTCAGGCTCTTGGTGAGTATACTGCAAATAGATTAAAGAATAAGACAATGTTATCTAAGATGAAAAGCTGGGTATCAAATGTTGTGAGTTATTTTAGACAATACTTTGGTATACATAATCCTAATGATGTCGCAAGAATGAAGAGTGATATTGTTAATATACTTGGAGAGAAAGTATTTAAAGGTAAAAAACCAAGTGATTATATGGGAAGTGCCGCATCATTAAAGGTACAATATAGTCTTGGTGATACAAAGACTGGTTATAAGAATCTATTAAAAGCTAACGCTGCAGTTAATGCTACGAAAAGAGAATTAAAAAAGAATCATAATATTAGTGATGATGTTATAAGAAGAATTACAAAAGATGAATTAGGTGTTGAGCGTTGGACAATTAAAGAGGGTAAGGAAAATTCTGTAAATGTTAATCAGTTATGGAATTTACAAACAAAATTAAATAATCTTGCTGTAGCAAGAGGCGCTGGTAAATCAAAAAATGAAGCTACAAATGAATCTTATGTAACGGACGTTGAAGCAAAATATAAAATTAATGAGAATCAAAGGAATAACTTCTTTAAGGATACATATAATACCACGTTTGAGAATGCTTCAGAATCTCAAATAAAACATTATCGTTCTGTTGTAATACAAGGCAAAGAAACTCCTGCTATATTAACTGCATCTGCTGATTTTACTGCAAATTATAAAGATGTTTCAGGGGCTATGTCTGTATGGAGGAGACCTTTCATGACTGTTGGAGGAGTGCTTAGGAAATGGGGTAAAAAATGGGGAGAAAAAATAGCTGAAGCCTTAGACCAACACGACCATGTTAGAACAATATATTATGGACATGCACAGGTCCACCTTGATAGAATTGCAAAAATTGTTGATAAGAATACAAAAAATAACTTTATGCATCTTATTGATAAAGACCTTGCAACTGGTGCTATAAAAAGCTTAAAAGAACTTGTTGAGCAATATCCAAATAATAAAAAGTATGCAAGTGAACTTAAACAGGCTGAAATTATATCTAAAAAATTCAGAGACAAAAATGACCCTTACAACGATGCTGTAAATATATGGAAAAAATTATCAGATGGATTCTGGGATGCTCTTACAGTAGAGGTTAGTAAAAATTCTAACCCTCAAGAAGCAAAAGCAATAGTTGCAGAGCTAGGTAAAACATATATCAATAATTATTTTACAAGGCGTGTAAGAACAGAGGTTATGCAACACTTGGATGCAAATACTCCTGCTGTTATTAAAGTCGCTAAAGAGGCTATTGCTAAATTATCCGAAAAAGAATTAAAAGCTGCTGCCGACAAACTTGTTTCATCTAAAAAAATAAAGAAAAACTCAGCAGATTATAAAGCTATAGTTGAAGGTAAGGGTGCAGATTCAAAACATCTTATTGATATTGTTGCGAATGAAGTATTTGATATGTATAAATTTAATCCTGCAAAAGTTAAACCTTCATTTTTAAAAGAAAGAGGAGCGCAACTACCAGAGTATATGGAAATTATGACAAGCAAAGGGAAGAAGATGGTTAAGACATATGAGACAGGTCTTGATGCTACCATGACGAATTATGCCCTTGGTATGTCAAGATTCCTTGCGACAGTGAGATTGTTTCCTGAATTTACAGAGCTTGGAGGTAAGTTTTCTCTTGATAGAGCTAGAAAAGCAAGTATACTTAAACAAATGAGAGAAGATAAAGGTATGGGGACCTATGCTTTAGAGGCTATAGAAAGACAGCTAGGGTTAACTCACAGCGCACAAGACATGTTGAATAATCCATTTCTAATGGGTGCTGGTCGTGTTACAAATATGTCAGCTGCAATAGGACTATCATCTCCAACATCTGGTATAAAGAATGTCTTGATACAAATACCAAGAAATATGGCTTTGTATGGTATTAGAAATACAACGAAAGCTATATCCAGAGGGTTAACAATATATAATGACCCAAAATTATACCAACAAGCAATAAGAGAAGGTCAGATAGGTTTTGGTACAAAAGTTTTATTTGAAGAATCCCCTACTGTAGGAAAGAATATTAAATGGTGGTTTGATAATGTTAATCTTATGATGAAAAGTGAGAATCTAAATAGAATTGTATCAGCTGAGGCAGCCAAGATGCACTTTAATGAGCTTACAAATAAACTTAGAGGCAATCCATCTTTATTCCATCCAACTGCAAAGTCTGGGGAAGTGCAAAGATACTTAAAATATAATTACAGATTAACAGATAAACAAATTGATTATATTATTAATGAGCCTAATCTTACTGGTAAAAAAGAATTTACAAAGATAATGGAGTGGGTAGGATTTCAAGGACATAAAAGAGCAGCAGGTGCAACAGGTGTATCTGACCTACCATTATGGATGTCTAGTAAATACGCTAGACCATTCACATTATTTCAAAGAATTGCTATGTCTGTAACAATTGACAGTTATAATAATTATGTTAAGCCTATAGCTAATGGTAATATTGCTCCAATGCTAAAGGCAACGATAGGGCATGGCCTTACAGGTGCAGCACTATATGGTATGTATAATACATTACTTGGACAACAGCCTCCAAAAGAAGATAGCCCTGCAATTGATAGAGCAATGTCTAATATATGGAGAGGTGAGATGCTAGGTGTATGGGGAGAGATTTTAAATCCATATCAAAAAGAAATGTCAATGCCTATAATGGAACCTGTTATTATAAGAAATGCTAAACTTGCATGGGAGAATATTTCAGATGCAATTGGATATAAGAAGACTTGGAGTGAAGCAGTAAGAGATATCGGATTAAAATCTGTTGTTATAATAGGTCAAGGTGAAAAGATATTAACAAATATTAAACATCCATATGTTGAAAACTATAAAAGAACAAGAACACTTGAGAGAACATTTGAACATGAGAATGATTATGGTGCTGATGGAAATTTTGAGAAGAGTAAAAGAAGTCCATACTATTGGAATCTTAAGAAAGCTATAATGCTTGGTAAATCTGATGCTGAAATAGCAAGAGCTTACTATGCTGTATACAATTATTTACTACATGATGCAGAAGTAAGATTAAAAATGACATCAAAATCAAAAAGAATTAAGTATGCTAAGAGCGCAATAAGGCAATCAGTAGCTAAAATGGCTCCAGTTACACAAAGCAATAAAAAACAAGGAAGACCTATATCAAGATATCAAGAATTTTTAAATTCAATATCCCCTTCTAATAGAAAGATGGTTGAAGATATTATGAAAACTTATGAGTTTAAAGTAAGAGCATTCAACAAGATAATAAGAAATCCTTTATATAAAAATCAAAACGCTATTTATTAGACCACAATTTATCTATTGGAAGCAATGCCATCTGGCTCATATTATTGTCTCCGCCCATTACCATTTTCAAATCCCCTTGTTTATGGAGCTTTTTTATCTTATCCCTTAGTTGGTCTACCCTAAACATAAATCCGCCCTCTATTACCCCATTATAGCTCAATAAATGCACCCAGAGGTTAGAGTCTGTGCTAGAAATACCTGATGGACTACCATTATAGCGTAATTCTACTGCAATATTACCTGTTGTCTTCCATATATCACGTTCTGTCTTTACTTCTATTTTATTGTTACCCTCTTGCATGTCTTTTACAAAGTCTTCCCCTAATTTTCCAAATTTTAAATCAAGGTCAAATCCCTTTACATATCCTTCTGTTGCTTTCATCCACATTCCTCCCTTTTCTATATAAACTTCACCAAATACATCTATTATGTCTTGTAAGTATATCACTTAAAAAATATAAACATAATCAACATGATTAATTTATCAAGTAACCATAATAATATAAGTAGTGTTAGTTTTTTGTTAACGTTCATCTTTTAAATCATCTATTTTTTCTTGCAGTACATCTATATCATCAAAACCATTAAGCTGTATAACCATATCTGTTACAGAAGACATACACCAAACACAAAAACACGTAGGTATAATCCCAAAATATCCCCTTATATCCCCTTGCTCTTCATCTATTGGTGATTTACATACACAGCAATCTTCCATATTTAAATTTGGGTCTTCAGCATCCGCTGCCCGTTCCATTGATGTTCTATTTTCCATATTTTCTTTCATACTTCTCTTTTAATAGTTTGACTCCACGCATATTATCAACTTTAAATAGCCATTCTATTTTTTTTCTTAACCTCATTTCTTCTGTGTTTTTACTTGTCACATCTCCTCCTTTCAAGGTATTGTTTTTTCATATAATTATATAACATTTTTATCTCTTTAAAATTTGCATTACTTTTCATTTGATTTGCTTTTCTTGAAATCCATTGTACATTACCCTTAATATAGCCTTTATTATTATCTATTCTGTCTAGTGTTGGACTATTATCTGTTGATTTTTCATCCCCCACAAACAAAGGGATAAGAAGTGCAGGGCAAATTTCAGGAACACTGGGCAAATCCTTACTTCTTGCAAACCCAAAAGAAATATCTTTCTTTTTTGCTCTCTCTTTAGCTTGGCTAAAAGCTCTTACACATGGATTAATCCTGTGTAATTCCTTCCTTCTATTTAAATGTACGAGATTTCCAACTTTTGCTTTTTCTCTTTCAATTAATCTTCTAATGCCTTCTTCTGTCCTTCCAATATAATTACTAGGATTTTCTTTTTTAGCGCTCATTAAAATACTCTTCCTTTGCGTAATGTGTTATTAATATTGCATCAGCTGTTGCTAGTGTAACCTTTTTTAAATCAGGGTACAACTCTTTAGCTTTACTCTTAAGCCAATTCTTTCTATCCTTTACAATCATACCTTTAGGGCATCCAATCCATTTAATCCAATCATTAGGTAGTGTTGTATACATCTTAATTTCATGAGACGCAGCGATACCAAGCCATTGTCCATAATTAACTCCATACGTAAATGCTGCACGTGTTGCATTACTTGGTCTTGCCCATACTCTCTCCATCAAAAGTTTAACGTTGTCAGGAGCGGTATTGCCTATTGCTATTTTAAATAAAACAGACATATCAAATACTTTATCAGGACATTTATGTGCTTCTGCTTTACCTGTCTCATCTATTATCATAAGACCTCCACTTTTTCCTGGGTCTATACCTATATATTTATTTGAACGGAAGGGTGTCATCTATCATTTCTCCTAGTGAATTATGTATTTTACATTTATCTCCATCATATGCTAAGTCTACAGTACCGCTATCTCCATACCTAACTTTATTTGCACACAAAGTTAAAGTATTCTTGCCTTTGCCTTTTTCTCCTTGCACCTTATAATCATAATATGAGAAAAATACATTCTCTGCAACCTGCTCTATCGCCCCGCTCTCTGCAAGGTCTGAGAGTTGTGGCATTAACGCCTTGCCTCTAGCACCTGCTCTTTCTATAAATCTATTTAATTGTGAAGCAAGAACAACAACAGCATTAGTATCTTTTGCTAGCCACTTATAATCATTAACAAGCTTTTCTATCTGAAGTCTTCTTTGGTCCTCTTTACCTTTACACGCAATTAGCTGAATATAGTCATCAAAAATTATATCAGGTTTAAATCTTTTAACCTCACTAGATGATGATGCAAAATCTTTAACATTATCAAACATTAGAAATTTATCCTTTGAATATTTCTTTTTCACATACTCAACTGCAGTATTAAAGAATTTAACATCTTGCTCACTAAATATATTTTTCCTAACCATGCCATAAGATAATTGCTGTGATTCTAAGCATATAATCTTCTTAAGTAACTCTGAATTAGGTAACTCCCTGCTGAAGAATATAGCTTTATACCCTTTTTCTAAAACATTGGCTAACATATTAATCATTACTGTTGTTTTGCCATGTCCTGGCCTCCCACCTATAATTGTAATTTCGCCTCTTGTTAAACCACCTGCAAATTTATCTAAATTAGGATAGCCTGTTGTAATTAACTTTGTTGTTTTATTCTTAATACTACTTACAGTTTCATCTATAACATCTTCAATATCTGATGCAATGGATGGCCTAGTATTTAATATCTCGCCTAAAATTGAGTGCGTTTCGCTGATTGTTTGATATATGTCCCCTCTATTATTCATAGTATTGGTTTTAATCTCTTCAGCTTTTACTACAACCTGTCTCATGAGGAACTTATCATATAATTTTTTAGCATATAGCTCAGTCATACCTTTTAAACAGGTGTCTCCTGTACATCCAACTATATAATGATGATTTAACCCTCTGTTAATGTCATACTGCGTTAAAGACATTGTGACTGTGCGTGTATCTATTAATTCGTTCTTACTTTTCATGTATTTTATTTTCTTCCAAAGAAGTTTTGCTCTGTCTTGATAAAATACTTCTAAGTTTGAGAAATATTTAGCTACAGCCTCATATTCCCCCTCATTGTTAATTACAGAACCTAATACAGCATCCTCTGTAACCTTATCATACGGCAACGTGATTGCGTTATCCATTTTCTCCCCCTTATGCTTATAATTTATCTTCTAGCTCTTTAATCCTTTTCTTAGTAGAATTTATAAGTTTTTGTGTTATAGGTGTCCAAAACTCAGTAACACCGCCTTTGTTTTCCTTATAATATTCTAAATCTTCTTTAAGCCAAGAGATTATTATTTCTCTGTCCTTCCTTCCTGTTTTTCTTGCCATTCTTTCTCCGCCTTGATTGATTCTTGCTCTATTGCATCGTACAATGTGTCAGGTGCAATCTCATTTACTCTATATACTCTCATCCCATCTTGAGTAGGGAAACCCTCAATAGGTTCTCCCTTAAAGTATATTCCCCACTCATTCTTAGAAAGTACTCTAGATAACAATTCATATATTTTCATTATCATTTCCTCGTTTTTTTTTATAATTGCTCTTTTTTTTTCCTCTTCAGACTCGCACCTAAGTGCTTCATTTAGACTTAGGAACTTTCTGTTGTTTGTCGTCACGTACACTGTCGCTAGTTCCGTCTTTATTAGATTTTTCAAGTTCTTCTTTTTCCACTTGCTCTCTCTGTTTGTCGAGCCATTCTTTGAATGCAATTTCTTCTCCTTTATACTCAAAATACTTACTTAGAACTGTTTCTAGATTTATTATTCGAACCTTTGCTACTTCCAGAACTTTTACTACTTCTTTTATTGTCGGCTTTTTTGCCATTTTCTTTCTCCTTATCTACTTTAACATCATCAACTAGGTCGATGTGTTCTGTTGTTGTTGACTTTTCACTTAGACCATCCATTGTATGTGTCATACCTCTAACGATATCTTCAAGCCTCTTGACCTGAATCTTTAACGCATCAATATCTTTTTCCATGTCTATTGCTCTTCCCATTACTACCTCCTTATTTAAATTCCAAAACGTTCACTAAAATACGCTCCTGCTAATTCATCTCTTCTTTTTTTTAGACTATTAATAAATTTGTTTGTTACGACTGAGCCATGATTTGTAGTTTCTCCCATATTAATCTCAGCTGTAAATATCATTTCTGAATAATGTTTAATCACATCCATAGTATTTTCTAATTTCATCTGTTTACTGTAGTCTATTAATTGTAATTTATCTTCCATATTTTCCTTTCCTTTGAGGGAGCGGGAGGAGATGAAACATAAACACCTCCCCCCTATGTTATTATTTTATATGTCTATAAATCGTAGCTCTAGATACGCCTGACATTTTAACTATATCTCTAACAGGTATACCCATTTTACGCATAAATCTTATAAACACTCTCTTAGCTTTGTTTACCTTTCGCCTAGAATGGTATTTCATCTTCTCCTCCTGAAATAACCTTTTTGTCTCCTTCAGCCCATTTTTTAATATATTTGGAGTCCCAGTACTGCTTTCTTTCTCCATTTTTACTAATCCATGGTCTACCAAGGTCCACAAATGCTATACATGGCTGTCCTAGAGTATCTTCAGGTGATAAATTTGGAAGCAATTTAACTTCCACATCATTCCCATCAATAGTTCTTGTTTCAACAGGACATTCAACCCCTATTGAATCACAGAACCTTAAATACCCTGCATTTCCCTCAGAATTGGACTTAAATGTATCCTTTTCGCCAGGTTCTAAGAATCTCCATACATTACCCCTAAACTTATAGCCGATATATGGAGTACCGCTTGTATCTTCCATTTCTCCTGCTATATTTTTAAATTGGAATGTTTTAGATTCATTTTCTTTAGATGCCTCAAACGTATAATTATAAAGTCTAGCTTTAAACTCACCTTTTTTAACATCTACTATCTTTGATTCGCATTTAATAATATGACCAAAGTATTCACCTTTAGCAATAGGCTGAGTAAGACTTTTCTTTTTTTCCTTTCCTGGAACAAAGAAACTCTCTTCTTTAGTGGTATCATTAAACATCTCATTTACATCTGCCATTACTTACCTCCTTGTTTCTTATCTTTTATCATGTTTTCTATTTTTTCCATACAGGCTTCGTAATTGTTAGCATTAATATTCATACTAGCAACCTTACTCTTCAAGTCTTTAACAAGCTCTTTCCCTAAAGGTTTAGCAAAATCATATAGATTCTCTTCCTCTTTAGGCGTTAAAGCATCAGGTTCAGGTAAATCCTCACCTGCATAGATATATAATCCTAATCCATGTAATGCTATCGCTTTAGCTAATGCTCGTTGTAGACTTGTATTAATTTGAAAAGCATTTGGCTTTTCTATTGCGTTATTCCTGTTGTCTAGTACAGGATGAATCTGTGATAGTGATATACCATCAACTTCTACCCATACATCAACAAAATAACCACACTCTGTTTTAAAGAATGGCGAACCATCCTCTGCTTTTGTTACTCCCCATCTTGCATTTGGACAGGCACGTTTAAGTTCCTGCACTGCAAAAGACCAAGACAAGTAATTAAATTGACCCTTCTTCTCAACATATTTACTTACATCAGTCTTAAAGAGCTTCATGAATGTGCTTTGTGTTGTTTTACTCATATTCACTCCTTATCGTTGTGGATTACAATGGTCTAGAAACTGACAATAATTACATTGCCAAGATTGTACAGGTGAAACACCTGTTCTAAACGGAGGTAATCCCTGTTTATGTTCATCATTTACATTTTTCCAGAACAAGTAGGCTCTTGAAACGTAGGTGAGAGGTACCGACACTGCTCTCATCATTGATGTATCCTTGTTGTAGTAATACAAAAACATTCCGTCAAGCCTACCAAGTTCTTCTTTTACTGCATATCCATATGTCCCTAATTGAAGCTCATAGTGTATCGATGGATTAAATGCGGGTTTTCTCCCGAATTTCAACTTCCAAGAATATCCTCCACACGTCTTCAAATCATATAGATAAACTTCTTCACCTTCAGCAACAATATCATAAAAGCCTCTCACGTTCAAGTCTTCTATTCTGATTTCTTGCTCAGTATGAAATTTTAAACCTTTTTCTTTATTATTAATTTCTTTTTCTTGATGATGTACATCATTATGTACATTATTATGTACTCTATTATAGTGCGTAAGAGCTTTTTCAAAATCATCATGTACATTATTACCTAATCTTAAGAGTCTTTTTGTCTTTGCATCAAGAGGATTTGATGGCTTTACTTGTTCTACTGATTCAAAGTATAATTTCCTTGAACAGCTACCAGCACCACTAGCATGATACCAGCTTTCATTACCCTTATACCTTTTTAAGCGGTTTTCTTCCTGTTTTTCATCAAGATAATCATTATAGATGCCTTCTATGTCAATCGGACTATTTACGGGCATTATAGCCTCTATTTACACATTCATCAATTAGATGATTTAAACAATCATTCACTGAATCAAATCCTAAAATGTAAGATGTTCCTTTGAATTTTTTCCAAGTATCTTTATTTACTTTTAATTGGTAGGTAGTTAATTTATTATCACTCATATATATCCCTTTCTATGTATCTATATTATTAATTATTAATCTTTATAACAAATATTTTCTTTTATTTTTATAATATAATCTGTTGTCTCAATGCTGTCTCAATGAAAAAGGGCTACTCCCGTAATGGTTTCGCCCTTCTCCTTTTTCTATTACTCTATGATTGCCTCAATCACATCAGGTATCTCAACCTCTTTAACAACATCAGCTGGTTCTATTTCTTCTAAGGCTTGTATCTTATCCATAAGAAATCCAACTTCTCTTGTCATTATGCTTACCTCTGTCTTTACCATTGATAATACGGCAAATGAATTACTGCTTTTAACAGAATTCCATGTACACCATATTGTCAGTGCAATCACTACATACCACACAGGGTTTGTATTTTTCATAGTATCTCCTTTTCTTTACTTTTTAGTAACTTCACTTATCATTAAAAAGATTAGCACGAATACTGCTAACCAACCAATCCACTCTATCATCTACTCCCCTTTCTTAAGGCAGTGTTTTGCCTTCGTTTTCATCTATTCCATAATACTCATCTTCAGTTACACCTCTGTACTCCCAAATATGAATATTATTCTCAAGTATTGCGTCCATATCATCTAATTTAGGCAAGTTAAATTCATCATAATCAAGGTCAAAGCCTCCATCATTCAGAAAGTCCATTGCCTTATCTTTTATTAAGCTCATTCGTCCTCCTTTTCCATTACATCTTCTATGTCTATATTCCAATCTTCGACCATATTCCATCTATTATAAGCCCAAGTTCCACTGCTACCAAAATAACAGACATCTAATAACCATTCTATCTCTCCAAATAAATCCTTATAATCCATATCCATTATATTCTCAATTACAATTTCTTTGGCTTTTTCGTATTGTTCATCACTCATCTTTCTTTTCTTCATTCGGTCTCCTTCCTTTCCCCTTTTGACATAAAAGTCATTACCATCTTTTACTATTTCTTCATTCATCATCTTCTCCTGTGGTTAGCACAACATTAACAATAACATCTTTATCCTCATTTGTTGGAAAGCTCCAATCAAAATATAGCTCTCCACCTTGTAACTGATATAAATCTTGCTCAGTTAAATTTACTCTTATACTATAATGGTCCTTAAGTTTCATCATTTCCTTCTCCTTTTTCTAATAAATAAATCTTATGATTGATATAATTACCTTTATCCAACAAAAAAAGGCAAGTGCTGTTACCAGCACCCACCCTATTAACCTAACATTAATCATTATTCTTTGGACCTTTATTCTTTGAACCTATCGTTAACATATCATAAATGATATTATCAATATTCTCGTAATACCTTTCTTCTTTATGTTCATTAAGATTAACAACATCAACACCTTCAGGCTTTTCTACTGCATCTTCTTCAGGCTCATCAAATGTTATATGGTTAGCTAATCTGCCTCTATTCTTAGCATCTAAGCCTGATATCCACATAATGAAATTGCTCTGCATCTGTTTGAATTTACTCCTTAAATATTCTCCCTCACTAGCAACTTCAAACGCTGTTCCTGTTACTCCATAGGCATCTTCTGCAAATTTCTTCAAATCAGTATCAATTGCCCATCTTACTAAACTATCTATGTCTCTACTATTCATTTTTTCTCCCTTGCTATTTTTTTCCTTATTTTATCTATTTTTTTACTTATACTTAAACTTGTATAGTTAAGGTTTATATCTTCAGGTGTTGGTTTCTTCTTTCTATTTATATAATCTATAAATTGTGTAACTCTACTCATTTTCCTTCTCCTTTTTCTTTATCCCAAAACCAATCAAAACTCTCATAATATTCTTTATTTAACTTATCCCTTTTCATCTCATTTTCAAATAATCTCTTTGCCTCTTTTTTCGTGTAACCCATATATTTCCTAGTTACCCAATGTCCATCAATTATATCGCTGATAACAATATATCCGTTTATGTTCTTATTTAGTGTCATTTCCTTCTCCTTTTAAGCCGTTTCGTGTAACTCATCAGACTAGACTACAAATATCTAGTGACGGCATTAAGCCGTCATATTATGCTCCTCCCTTCATTGCTACTTTTTTAGCAGGTGCTTTAACAGCAGGTTCTTCTTCTTTAGTCTTTGCTATTAGGTTTTCAAGGTCTCTACGACATTCTCTTGCTTCATCATAGGCATTTCGTGCTGTGTAAGATGCGTCATCGCATCGGCTTTGTGTGGACTCTATTTCGTCCTTGGCTGTATCGGCTGTACACTCAAGAGAATCTAGACTAGCAATTAAGTCGTCTAAATCATCTCTTTTTAGTAAGATGTGGGTTGTTGTGTTGAAGGCTTTATATCCTGCTTCTTTTTCTTTTTCTAACTCTCTAATATCATCATTTAACTTTTTATTATCACTTTCCATCTGTGTTATTTGAGATATGAAAGATGTTAATGTTTCTGTTAGGTTATTCATTATTTACTCCTTTTCTTTGGCTTGAAACTCTCTAATAATTCTTCAGTTTCGTTATCTTTGTCTTGTATTGTAGATACATAAGCATACAATTCTTCGGTAAGTATTTCATAAATATTTGCTTGGATTATACTTATAACACTAGGATTATCACCTTGTAAATCACTTGGTTGTATTAAGTCAAAATTGGTACTAGCATATTGTAGTAAATCGTAAGTATAAATCGGTATGTTGTTGTCGGCTATCTCGTTTATTACATCATCTATTTCAATAACATATGTTTCATCTATTTTTATTTCTTCTTCTTTTAATCTATCTTGTAGTTCATCTATTGCTCTTTCTATTATATCCTCTGTGTAATACTTTCTTTCTTTAGAGCATATACAATCTTTTTTTCTTTCCATGATTTCCTCGCTTTTTTTATTCCCTCAACCCTAAAATATAAGCATAATAAACATATATAAACAATAATAAAAGATAATAAATAATATTAAATAATGTGGAACTTATATATATTAGTATAGTTTAATAAGTGTTAATTAAATATAAATAGAGGTATAAAATGAAAAAAGAAACAAGTGATATTATTGGCATAGTAACTGACAGAATAGATGAAGATATAAAAGAACTAGAACAAAAAATTAATCGCACTGGTCAATTCCACCTTGACGCAGTTAATGAAAAAATAAATAAGTTAGAGCATAATTATAAAAAACTTGAAGGCAATATAGGAGCAGTAACAACTGCGCATAATATGGGCGTTGAACTAGCAAAAGAAGACAGCGCCTATAATCATAATAAAATAGTGCAGTTAGATAATAAAATAGATGAAAAAGTAGATAATAACGCTAGATTATTACAAGACGCTACAAGAAAGATATTTTTAAATATTGATACTATTAATGATAGTGTAGATAATAATAAAAATGATATAAATAAAATATACGGCTTGTTAAAATCAGGTAATATAGCATTCAAAGAGGACTACGATATA